CATCGCTTGAAGCCTGGGAAGCATATTTTCTCTATCTTTATCCCAATCTTCGTTATTCCATTTCTTTACTCTATTCCAATCGTTCCAAGCAGAAGTTTCTCCAATACCTTCAATCTTTGCGTGTTCAAGAACAAGTTGTCTTGTTGTTTTCCCATCCAATTGACGAGAATACAATCTTTGAGCTCTTGCTTGGATATGCTCTTGTGTATTTGGAGCAAACTTAGCTCTTCTTTTTTGCTTTGCTTGCTGTTCTTTATGATCTTCTGGAACGAAACCAGACAAAAACGATTCAGCCACGGACTCAATCAGATAAGGTATTAATTGAATGATAACCTAGAAATATCAATTTAGGCTATAAAAAGGGGGTAATAATTGAAAAATTTGTTATTTTTTAGTGTATGGCCGTAAAAAACGCACCAGAAATAAACTTAAGATACGCCCAGGGACAGGTTTTCAACTGTGAAAAACGATTTCGTGTCCTCGTAGCTGGCAGAAGATTCGGAAAATCCTATTTATCCTGTATCGAACTACTTCGTGGAGCGATTGATCGACCAGGGGAGACATATTTTTACTGTGCCCCGACATATCGAATGGCAAAAGACATTGCATGGAAAGAATTAAAGAGATTAGTCCCTCGATTATGGATAAAAAGCAAAAACGAGACAGATTTGCGGATTGAATTGATTAATGGATCGACAATCGAGTTAAAAGGAACAGAAAATGCGATGGCATTGAGGGGAAGAAGTCTTTCGGGAGTGGTATTGGATGAAGCAGCATTTATGGATCAGGAAGTGTGGGCAGAAGTTATAAGACCAGCTTTAGCAGATAAACAGGGGTGGGCTTTATTTATTTCTACTCCTGATGGGACTGCAAGTTGGTTTTACGATATGTGGTGTTATTGCGGAGAAACTGAGCGAGATGATTGGCAAAGGTGGAGTTTTACCACGATTGAAGGGGGTAATGTAAAAGAAGAAGAAGTCGAAGCAGCTAGAGGTCAACTAGATGCGAGGACATTCAGGCAGGAATTTGAAGCTAGTTTTGAAAATTTAACTGGTTTAGTTGCTGTTAGCTTTAGTGATGAGAATATTTCTAAGGAAGTGCAGGATTTACACATGATGCCTTTGTTAATTGGGTTAGATTTTAACGTAGATCCGATGGCAGGAGTTTGTGCGGTAAAGCATAATGATTGTCTTTATGTGTTTGATGAGATCATGTTGACGGGTGGGGCAACAACTTGGGATTTTGCGGAAGAGGTTGTAAGGCGATATGGAGTAGATCGAAGGGTAATTGCTTGTCCTGATCCAACGGGTAGTGCAAGAAAAACCAGTGGAGTTGGTGTTACAGACCATACGATTTTAAGAAGGAATGGTTTTACTGTTATGAGTCCTAAATCGCCCTGGAAAATCAGAGATAAGATAACTGCTGTTAATACTGCATTGCTGGATGCGGAAGGAAATCAAAGAACTTTTATTCACCCAAGATGTAAAGAATTAATAAAAGCACTTAGGACTTTGACTTACGCTCCAAATACAGGGATGCCTAATAAACATTTAGGGGTTGACCATGCTTTTGATGCTTTTGGTTATCTCTGTCTACAACAATTTAATTTGGCAAAACCAGAGACATTAGGTCAAACTGCGTTTAGAATATATTAAGAACTACCTAATTCTTATCATGTATCATTCTACAACTAAGAAAAAGAAGAAGAAAAAGAAGGGAGGCAAAAAGCGTAGTGAATGTTCCTCTAAATAAAGCGTTATACTCTAGGGTAAAAGCAGAAGCAAAGCGTAAATTCAAAGTTTACCCATCTGCTTATGCTAACGCATGGCTTGTACGAGAGTACAAAAAACGTGGAGGTACTTACCGAGTGGAGAAAAAACGTGGCAAGAAGTAGTGGTGGTCTAACCCGTTGGTTTAAAGAAAAATGGGTTGACGTAAAAACTGGCAAACCATGTGGTCGTTCAAAAGGCGAAAAAAGAGGTTATCCAGCTTGCAGACCAAGTAAGCGAATCTCAAGTAAGACACCTAAGACTGCTTCAGAGATGTCAGCAAGTGAAAAAGCAAGGTTTAAACGTGAAAAAACCAGCAGTAAGAAGATAACATACCAACATAGACGTAAAAAACGCAAAAAAACTTAAAAATGGCTAAATCTCACGCAATGGCAAGATGTCAAGGTTACATCGCAAGTGTCAAAAAAGGTAAGAAAAAGAAAACTAAGGCAAAAAAGAAGAAAAAATGAGTGTAAAATCTTAAGTAAAGCGGTAACATAGGGTTATCTAAGTAAAATGAAACTTACTTCTTCTCAAAAGAACAAACTTAAGGAACATTCTGCTCATCATTCTCAAAAACACATGGAATTTATGAAAAGACGTATGAGAGCAGGAGATTCATTTACTCAAGCCCATAAAAAGGCACAAGCGAAGGTTGGAAAATAATGCCACGCAAGAAAGGAGTCAGTTTATCTGTAGGAAGAGGCGAAAAGTCTAAGAAGGGAGGTTTGACAGCAAAAGGTCGTGCAAAATACAACAGAGCAACAGGAAGTAACTTACAAGCACCTGTTACTGAAAAAAATCCTACTGGTAAAAGAGCAGCTAGAAGAAAATCTTTTTGTGCAAGAATGAAGGGTATGCCTGGGCCATTAAAAGATAAAAAAGGCCGACCCACTAGAAAAGCGTTAGCATTAAAACGATGGAGGTGTTGAAATGACTTATGCTGTTCCTGGGCCAATTAGAACCAATATTGTTTCATCTACTTCTGTAGGTGGTATAGATAGCCCTTTTACTAGAACTAGAGCAGTTTTAGATATGATGAAAGGGTGGGAGATAATGAAAGCTGTTACTGAAGGTACTGAATATTTAAGAGAAAATAGTGAAGCATTTTTACCATTAGAGCCGAGAGAAGATTATGATGCTTACCTTGCAAGAGTAAATAGAGCAGTATTTAGTCCTTTTACTCAAAGATTGATAAGAGCAGCTACAGGGTTAGTTCTTAGAAAACCAATAACTTTAACTGGAGATCCTTACTGGACAGAGATGTTTAAGATGGATGTCGATGGTTGTGGTTCGGATTTAGATGAATATGCAAGAAGAATATTAATGTGTTCTCTTACTTATGGTCAAAGTCATATTCTTGTAGATTATCCAGCACCATCTGGAGCAGTAAGTTTAGCTGAAGAAAGACAGCAAAATCGTAGACCTTATTGGATTGAAGTAGATCCTAATAATTTATATGGTTGGAGATTAGATAGAGAATCAAATTATGGGAATCTTATACAAGCTCGAATTGCAGAAAAGGCTGTATTGCCTGATGGAGATTTTGGTGAGAAGGTTTATGACCAGATAAGAGTAATAGAACCTGGTCGGTACAGAGTGTTTCGTAAAAAAGAGCAAATCGAAGAAATGTATGATGTCTCTGATAACAGTGTGACAGGAAATTTTGAAATGGGATCGGCAGATAAAGATTATAAACAAGTTGAATCAGGAGAATTTTCTTTAGGTGAAATACCTTTAGTTACTGTTTATTCTGGAAAAACTGAAAATTTAGTAAGTAAACCACCTTTACTTGATATTGCATACTTAAATCTTGCACATTTTCAAAGACAGGCTGATCTTATTCATAGTTTGCACGTTGCATCTCAACCAATGCTGGTAATGGAAGGTTATGATGACCAGACCAAAGACCTTGCTATCTCTGTAAATTATGCGATGGCAACTCAGCCAGGCAATAAAGTTTATTATGTAGAACCAGCTTCAAGTGCTTTTGATGCTCAATCTGCTGAGATAAAAGAATTACAGATGCAAATGGCTACTCTTGGTATTAGTACTTTGAGTCAACAAAAATTTGTAGCTGAATCTGCTGACGCTCGAAGATTAGATCGTGTTGATACAAACTCTATGCTTGCAATGGTTTCTATGGAATTAGAGCAAAAACTTCAAAAATGTTTTAATTTATCTGCTCAATATGTAGGTATCGAACCTCCAGAAGTAAAAATTAGTAGAGATTTTGATATTGAAAGGCTAATTGGGCAAGATATTACAGCATTAACATCATTATTCGATCAACAAGTCATTGATAGAGATGAATTTAGAGATATTTTGGTACAGGGAGAGGTATTACCTTCAGCAAATGAGGTCAAATTCGAATAATTTGTTACAATGATAAACAAGTACATATATTTTTATGGCTAAATCTTTAGACCATGTTCTGCAATCTGACGGAACTTATAAATGGGAAGAAGTAGAACTTAAACATTCAACTGCCTCAGTTGAACCTGAAGTTTGTCCTGCTCCTGAACCAAAAGTAACTAAGAAAAAAGTTACTAAAAAGAAAACTACTAACCCTCTTTCTGAATAATTAATGGCAATCGAAGAAAAAGTCATTCAGCCTGATTCCGTGAATCCTCCTGAACAGCCCGTGGCTGAAACTCCTTCA